ATTGATGACCCACATTCCGAACAAACGGCTATGAGTAACAATGGTTTTGAAGATGCGTGGGATTGGTACACTGGGGGCCCCCGACAGAGACTACAACCGGGAGGAAGTATCGTTTTAGTTCAAACACGGTGGTCAGAAAAAGATTTAACCGGTCAATTAACACGTTCTATGGCTAAAGATTCATTAGCTGATCAATGGGAAGTAGTGGAATTACCTGCTATTTTTGATAGTGGACAGCCTTGTTGGCCGGAATATTGGAGTTTAGACGATTTAACAGCGGTAAAAGCATCTATTCCGCCTAGTAAATGGAACGCGCAGTACCAACAAAATCCTACGGGTGAAGAGAACGCGATCATAAAGCGTGAGTGGTGGCGTTGTTGGGAGCCGGAAAAGATACCGCAGCTTGAATATGTAATTCAGAGTTACGATACGGCGTTTAGTAAAAGGGAAACGGCGGACTATTCTGCGATAACTACGTGGGGTGTGTTTTATCCTAATGAGGGTGGTTCGGGACCCAATCTGATTCTATTGGACAGTAAAAAGGGACGTTGGGATTTTCCTGAGTTAAAACAAGTTGCGCTTGAGAGTTATAATTTTTGGGAGCCTGATACAGTAATTGTGGAGGCCAAAGCTAGTGGTATGCCCTTGACCCACGAACTACGGAACATGGGTATTCCAGTTGTTAACTTTACACCGAGCCGTGGTAACGATAAGGTGAGTCGAGTACATAGTGTATCGCCATTGTTTGAAGCAGGGATGGTTTGGGCCCCCGACGAAACTTTTTCAGACGAGTTAATTGAAGAAGTTGCGGCTTTTCCTAATGGAGAACACGATGACTTAGTTGATAGTATGACGCAGGCGCTTATGCGCTATAGACAAGGTAATTTCGTTCAACTACCAACTGATGACTGGGAAGATGAGGAAAACCATGCTAAAGTGAAAGCATATTATTAACTTTTTTATGGGAAGGCCTGCTAATGAATAGTCCTGCGGTGAACCTTGGAGCGGGCGGATTCGTGTCCTTTTACGAGGACGGCGGTGCTACAGTAGTGTTAGACGATACTACAACCCCACAAGACACACAAGAGTTTGAAGAACGCGGCGCGGGCACTTTTTTCCTAGAACAGTACACTCCCTTTGCTTCCCCGCCTGAAGGCGCACAGTTTAATGCTGATAAACAATCAGAGATAAGAGCGTCAGGCAATCCGGGTTCCGCGGCCCGCGAAACTTATTACGGCGAAAACCCTACATTTTTTGAAACGCTTTCAAGCGAATACGGGTATCCGTTAGTCGAAGACCCTATTGAAGGTCCAAATCGTCACAGTAGACCTCGTGATGATCTGCCTACTCCCCAAGAACTAGCGGATGCTCGTGCCCATGCCTTGGGTACTGCTATGGTGGCCGCGGACTACGGCCCACAGACCGCGATGACGGTAGGAAACCTTGGAGAAGATATAGGATTCTCAAATCGGTTACACCGTGCTATGGATAAGCGTAACAACGCAGTAGGAGTTTCTTTATTTAAACAGGCTGGTATTCAAGCAACACCCGAACAGCTTTCTCAGATGGTTGATGCTAAGATATTCAAGCAATTAGATGCAATTATGGGGCGGCCCGCCAGTGAGCGTGGTTATAAGAGCCCGGAAGGTGGAATGGACCTGTATTTCCCAAGAGATCAGTACGGGTACTTTTTACCAGATCATTAGGAGCGGCAATGGCAAATGGTAAACCAAATGCAGGATTGATGGACGTACCATCACAATTAGACACAGACGATTTAGCGGCTGAAGTAGAACTTGAGTTGCCAGATAGTTCCAATGTGGTGATGGCGGACATTGAGGCGACTGACGTTGGTTCCATTGAAATCAGCCCAGAAGATGACGGCGGCGTAATTATAGATTTTGATCCACAGGATCAGCGCGGCAAGAGCGACGATTTTTACATGAACTTGGCAGAAGAGATACCGGACAGGGAACTGGCCCGTATTTCGAGTGATTTGCTAGGTGAGTTTGATGCAAACAAAGCTAGTCGCCAAGAATGGGAAGACGCTTACACTAACGGTTTAGAGCTTTTGGGCTTTACTTACGATGAGCGTACCCAGCCATTCCGTGGAGCCTCCGGTGTGACTCATCCTTTGCTTGCTGAAGCGGCAACGCAATTCCAAGCACAAGCCTTCAATGAATTGTTACCTGCTTCGGGGCCCGTGCGCACCGTAGTAATGGGTAAGGAAACTGCATCTAAGACGCAGCAAGCGTCGCGTGTACGTCAGTTTATGAACTATTACATCACGAATGTGATGGAAGAATACACGCCTGACATGGATCAGATGTTGTTTTATCTCCCGCTTGCGGGTTCTACGTTTAAGAAGACGTACTTTGATGAAACACTGGGCCGTGCGGTATCCAAGTTTGTACCAGCGGAGAACTTGGTTGTCCCATATGAAACCGCGGACCTCGAAACATGTCCTAACATCACGCAGGTTGTGCGCATGTCGCTCAACGATTTGCGTAAAAGACAAATTGGTGGCACGTATTTAGATGTAGATGTGCTGCCTGCACAGAAAGAAATGTCTGATCTTGACGGTGAAATGGACCGCATTGAGGGACTAGAGCCTAATCAGATAGATTACGACTGCACAATTTTAGAATGCCACGTAGACCTAGACTTAGAGGGTTATGAGGACTTGGATGATGACGGTGAGCCTACTGGCATCAAGATTCCTTACGTGGTTACTATCTCTGAAGACAACGGACAGATACTGTCGATTCGCCGTAACTACCGCGAAGATGACGAGCTACGCAAGAAGATACAATACTTCACGCACTTTAAGTTTTTACCCGGCTTCGGGTTTTATGGCTTAGGTTTGATACATACGATTGGTGGTCTGTCTAGGACTGCCACGGCGGCACTGCGACAGTTGATCGACGCTGGTACGTTGTCCAATCTCCCTGCGGGTTTCAAGGCCCGTGGACTACGGATCAGAGATGACGACGATCCTTTGCAGCCCGGTGAGTTCCGCGACGTGGATGCTCCGGGTGGGGCGATTCGCGATAGCCTCATGCCGCTGCCCTTTAAGGGTCCTGACCAAACACTATTCAACTTACTTGGTTTTGTTGTACAGGCCGGTCAGCGGTTTGCGACGATCACGGACCTTAAAGTAGGTGACGGTAATCAGCAGGCCGCTGTTGGCACAACTATTGCCATGATGGAGCAAGGCACTCGTGTGATGAGTGCGGTCCATAAGCGTTTACATTATGCGATGAAGCAGGAGTTTAAGATTCTTGCGCGTGTAATGTCAGAAAGTTTACCGCAGCGGTATCCGTATACGGTGCCGGGTGGTGACGAAAGAATTATGCAGAGCGACTTCGATGATCGTGTTGATGTCGTACCTGTAAGCAATCCGAATGTATTTAGCCAAGCACAACGTATTGTGATGGCTCAGACTAAGCTACAACTAGCTACGCAAGCACCGGAACTGCACAACTTAGCAGAAGTATTCCGAGACATGTATGAAGCGTTGGGCGTGACCGACATTGATCGGATCATGAAGTCTGTACCCGAAGAAGAGCCCACGCCTCTTGACCCAGCGCAGGAGAATATCAACGCGCTGGATATGTTGGAGCTACATGCTTTCGAGGGACAAAACCATCAAGCGCATATTACTGCGCACTTGGTATTTGGTTCTTCGCCCATGGTTGGTGGCTTGCCACCGGTTGCTATGGCGTTGCAGAAGCACGTTATGGAACACGTTCAGATTGCAGCTAAAGAACAAGCGGCTGTTGCATATTTACAACAAATGCAACAAAAAGGTGGCCAACCTGCCACAGATGATGAAATGCTAGAGATTGAGAAATTGACGGCACAGTTTGTAGCCGAAGGCTTGCAGCAGGTTAAAGAACTATCTGGTCAGTTATCTGGTGCTGGAGCGCCCGATCCGCTGGTACAGCTTAAAGAGCAGGAGCTACAGATTAAGGCCCAAGCCGATCAGGCTGACCAAGCGATTGACCAAGCCAAGGTACAGCTTGATGCACAGAATCAGCAGATGCGTGGCACACAGTTTGACCAGCGTATAGCGTCGCAAGAAAGACAAACACAGGCTCGTATTGATGCAGCGATGCAACGTGAGCTACTTAAAAATAGGGGTGGCCAACAATGATGGGCAAAAGCCTCAGTTACGCATACGCAGAGGGCGGGGCAGTAAAACCGGAGCTACCGGCTATTTCACATGCTGAAATGAATGCTATGCCCGAAGGTCCCGAAAAGAAAGCCGCGGCACAAGCGTTAGTAGATTATCGTGAAAAGCAATCAGCGTGGGCAGCAGAAAATTTGACAGCCCCCACGGCTCCGGCAGTGTCTTTCGAGCAGATGCAAGCTATGCCTATGGGTGATGAAAAGGTCGCGGCGGCAAACGCTCTAAACGCTTACTACGATGAGATGAGCGCCTATCGTAAAGAATTAAATCCAGATATTGACTACAGTGACGCGGGTCACGCAGCGACGTTGGAAAGAGCCAAGCAAGTGCTGGCTGAAAATCCCAGACCACCTATGCGTGACGTGCCGCTACCAATGCCTCCTACTACAGGCGGTGGTGGGACAATGCCGCCCCCTAGTTATGGCGG